TCCCCGAGGGGTTCGGCAAGCGTGGGCGGCCTGTCCATATGCCGACCGACGAAAAGCGTAGACTTGTCATACAGTTGATGGCGTTCGATTGGTCGGTCGAGCAGATCTCGGCGGCGCTTTCGATCACACCGCCGACTTTGCGCAAACATTATTTTCGGGAGCTGAAGTCGAGGGTGGAAGCCCGCTTCCGGGTGGAGGCGAAGCTCCTCTCGGTGCTGATGACCGAAGCGGAAGCCGGCAACGTGTCGGCGATCGACAAATACTTCAAGCGCTTCGAAAAGCATGACACCCGCGTGCCGAAGTCGGCGCAAGGCAAGGCTCCGAAGGCACAGCCGCTCGGCAAAAAGGAAGAGGCTGACCGCCTCGCCAAGACCGCTCACGAAAACTCAAGCTGGGGGCAACTGGTCAACTGATGCTGTGGGATTTCTCGTGCCAAGACTGGGAGACCCGGCTTCGGCGCGGGGTCTCGCTCGTTCCCGATCTGCCGATCGATCACGATGAGGCAGTCCGGGCCATCTCGGTGTTCAACAAGCTCTGCCTGCCGGACGTGCTGGGGACGCCGTCGATGGCGGAAGCGGCGGGCGACTGGTTCCGCGATATCGTCGGCGCGATCTTCGGGTCGGTCGATGACAGCGGCTTCCGGCACGTCCGCGACGTGTTCACGCTGGTGCCGAAGAAGAACAGCAAGACCACCGGCGGCGCCGGCATCATGATGACGGCGCTGATCCTCAACAAGCGCCCGCGCGCCGAGTTCATCCTGGTCGGACCGACGCAGGAAGTCGCCGACACGGCGTTCCAGCAGGCGTCCGGCATGATCGACGCCGACCCGGAAGGCTACCTTCAGAAGCGGTTCAAGGCCAAGGATCACAACAAAACGATCGTCGACCTGGTCAACCACTCGGTGCTCAAGATCAAGACCTTCGACATGAAGGTGATGACCGGTTCCAAGCCGGTCGGCGTGCTGCTCGACGAGGTGCATCTGATGTCGTCCATGTCGGGCGCCTCCCGCGTCGTCGGCCAGATCCGAGGCGGCATCATCACGCGCCCCGAAGGCTTCCTAATTATGATCACCACGCAGTCGGACGAGCCGCCGGCCGGCGTGTTCAAGGCCGAACTGAACCATGCCCGCAACGTCCGCGATGGCAAGATCAGGGGGGAAGCGGCGCAGATCCTGCCTGTGCTTTACGAGTTCCCCGAGGCGGTCCAGCGCGACCGGAACAAGCCGTGGCTCAATCCGGATCTGTGGCACATGGTGACACCGAACCTCGGGAGGTCGGTGACGCTCGACGTTCTGAAGACCGACTGCGCCATCTCCAAAGAGAAGGGCGAGGAAGAGTTGCGGCGCTGGGCTTCGCAGCATCTGAACATCGAGATCGGTATCGCCCTTCGGGCCGACCGTTGGGCCGGTGCCGACTTCTGGGAACAGAAAGCGCGGCCGATGACACTCGACGAGTTGGTGTTGCGCTCGTCAGTGCTGACGGTCGGCATCGACGGCGGTGGCCTCGACGACTTGCTATCGGCCTCGGTGGTTGGCCGCGACAAGCTCGACCCGCGTATCTGGTACGCCTGGGGGCATTCGTGGGCGCACACGTCGGTGCTGGAACGGCGCAAGAGCGAGGCGGAGAAGTTCCGCGACTTCGATGCGGCTGGCGAGCTGACCATCGTTGAAGAACTTGGACGTGATGTCGACGAACTGGTCGACCTGATTTCCGGGCTCGACCGGACCGGCAAACTCACCATGGTCGGCCTCGATCCGGCCGGCGTCGGCGCGATCGTCGATGCCCTCGCCGAGAAGGAAATCACCACGTCGGCCGAAACGGACTCCTCGGGAGAACCCCGCGTCGTCGGTGTCAGTCAGGGCTATCAGCTTCAGGGCGCCGTCAAGACGACTGAGCGGAAGCTCGCCGACGGCACGCTGTCCCCAGCCGAACAAGCGTTGATGGCCTATGCGGTCGGCAACGCCAAGACCGAGGTGCGCGGTAACGCTCTGATCGTCACCAAGCAGGCGGCCGGTACGGCGAAGATTGACCCGCTGATGGCGCTGTTCGACGCCGTTGCGCTGATGTCCAAGAACCCGCAGGCGGCCGGCGGCAGCCTCGACGACTACCTCAACTCCCTGGCGGCCTGACATGAACCTTTTGCGCAAGACCATGACGCTGCTCGGAAGGGCGGCGGGCCGGCCGCTGTCTCTGGAAGACCCCGAGCACTGGCGCAACCGGGGCGCGGACGGCTATGCCGGCGAGCCGGTCAACGAGTCGAGCGTGCTGGCGATCTCGGCGGCCTTTGCCTGCGTCAATCTCGTGGCCGGCACCATCGCCTCGCTGCCGCTGATGGTCTACCGGCCGGCCGGCGGCGGCCGGGATGTGGCCGGCGACCACCCGCTCTATCGACTGATCCATGACAGTCCGAACTATGACCAGACGGCGCTCGAATTCTGGGAGTTCGCCTGCGCGGCGATTGAGCTGCGCGGCAACTTCCATGCGCTGATCGAGCGAAGCGGTGCCAAGATCATCGCGTTGACGCCGATCTATGCGCAAGTGGTGCCGCGCCGCGAACGGGATGGCTCGATCTGGTACCGCTGGAGCGAAGACGGCCGCAGCTACAACATGAGCGACCGCGACGTCTTCCATGTGCGCGGCTTCGGCGGAACACCGCTCGGCGGTCTCTCAACGCTGTCGGTCGGCCGCAACGCCTTCAGCCTGGCAACGGCGATTGACCGGGCGGCGGGCACGACCTTCCGAAACGGCATGCGCCCGTCTGGCGTGATCGCCTTCGATAAGTTCCTGACCAAGGAACAGCGGGAGATTGCCGAGACACGGCTCACCGAGAAGTACGTCGGCGCCATGAACGCCGGCCGGCCGATGATCCTCGAAGGCGGTTGGAAATGGGCTTCGCTGTCGATCAGTCCGGATGATGCTCAGATGCTGGAATCGCGCGGCTTCTCGGTGGAAGAGGTTTGCCGCTTCTTCGGCGTGCCTCCGCACATGATCGGCCACACCTCGAAATCGACGAGCTGGGGCACTGGCCTTGAGCAACAGTCGATCGGCTTCCAGCGCTATGCGCTGCGCCGCCGCCTCAGGCGGATCGAGCAGGCGATCGGCAAGCAGCTATTGACGCAGGAAGACCGCACACGCGGCATCGTCGCTGAGTTCAACCTGGAAGGCCTGCTCCGCGGTGACAGCGCGGCGCGGTCCAACTTCTACGCCTCGGCCCTCAACAACGGCTGGATGACGATCAACGAGGTGCGCGCCCTCGAAAACCTGCCGCCGGTACCGGGCGGCGACGTGCCACGCATGCAGATGCAGAACGTGCCGATCACCGACGCCGGAAAGCAGTTGCCCGCCCCTTCGGAGAAGACGCCATGAAGACCGCCACCACTGAGTTCGAGACGAAGTCGAGTGCCGTCCCCTTGGAACTCAAGGCGGTCGGCGATGATGGCGTGATCGAGGGGTATGGCTCTGTATTCGGCGCCGTCGACAGCTACGGCGAAGTGGTGCAGCCCGGCGCCTTCGTCGATTCCCTGGTCGAAGCGCGCCGCAAGGGCCGCAAGATCAAGATGCTCTATCAGCATGATCCGCGCCGGCCTATCGGCTTGTGGGAAGACCTCGCCGAGGATTCCAAGGGGCTCTACGCCAAGGGCCGTGTCCTGAAGGACAGCATCCCTGACGCGGCGACGGCCTATGCACTCGCCAAAGAGGGTGTGCTCGACGGCCTGTCGATCGGCTATCGGACGATTGAGGCGGCGCCGCACCCTGACAAGCAGAATGTGCTGATGCTGAAGAAACTCGACTTGTTCGAGATCAGCATCGTGACCTTCCAGGCCTGCGAGCCGGCGAAGATCCAATCGGTGAAGGCGGCGGCGCTGCCGCTGATTGAGAAGCTGATGGCCGGGGACCGGCTGTCATTGCGCGAGTGGGAAGGCCTTCTGAAGGCTGAGCCTTTCGGCCTTTCCAATTCACAGGCTGAGCGCGCCGTGCGCGTCAACCTGAAGCGCGGTCAGGGGGAGCCTGACACCACGGCGCTGGCGTTCCTGGAAGCCCTCCGGACGCGCTGATCCCTCAGGAGAAAATCACATGCATGCCCTCACCAAGGCTGCCGGCGTTGCCGGCGGCATCGCTACACTCATGGCGTTTTCGACCGCGCTTCGTGGTCCGCGCATCGCCCTTGCCCCTGATGACGGCACCGGTACCGGCACCAAATCGGTCGCCGACCTCGCCGCCGAGATCAAGGCCGACCACCAGAAGGCCTTCGACAAGGTGAAGGAGATAGCCGAGAAGGCACTTGCTGACGCCAAGAGTGCTGGCGGCGTGGCAACCCAGACCAAGGAAGCGGCTGACGAAGCGCTGGTCAAAATGAATGGCCTTGCCGAGCAGCTTTCCACGCTGGAACAGAAGCTCGCTCGCGCCCCTGGTGATGGTGACGACAAGCAGAGTTCGCTCGGCGAGCAGTTTGTCGAGAGCGAAGAATTCAAGTCGTACGCTGGGTCCAATCCGCGTTCCGGCAAGGCCTCGATGCGGATCAAGGCGGATATCTCGACTTCGACCGCCAACGCGGCTGGCTCGATCGGCGCCGCCATCGCGCCTAACCGTTTGCCGGGCATTCAAGAGTTGCCACGCCGTCGCCTCACGATCAGAGGTTTGTTCTCGCCGGGCCAGACGGATAGTCCGCTCGTCGAATATGTCCAGGAGGTGGGTTTCAACAACAATGCTGCCGCGGTGGCAGAAGGGGCGGCGAAACCGAAGTCTGACGTTCAGCTCGTCGACAAGCAGACCACGACCAAGGTCATCGCCCACTTCATGAAGGTGTCCAAACAGTCGCTTTCCGATGTGTCGCAGTTGCGCTCCTACATCGACACGCGGCTTCTCTACGGTCTCGGCCTCAGCGAAGAGCAGCAGCTCCTCAACGGTGATGGTGTCGGCCAAAATCTCCTTGGCCTCATCCCGCAGTCGACGGTGTTTGTGGCGCCGATCGAAATTGCCGGCGCCACGTCGATCGACATCATGCGGCTCGCCATGCTGCAGGCGGTGATCGCCGAATATCCCGCGACCGGCCACGTCATGAACCCGATCGATTGGGCGTGGATCGAGACCCTGAAGGATGGTCAGGGCCGCTACATCATCGGCAACCCTCAGGGCACGGTGACGCCGACGCTCTGGGGATTGCCGGTGGTAACCACGCAGGCGATTGCTGTCGACAAGTTCCTGACCGGCGCTTTCGAGATGGGCGCGCAGGTGTTCGATCAGTGGGCGGCGGCGGTCGAGGCCGGCTTCGAGAATGACGACTTCACCAAGAACAAGATCACGATCCGCGCCGAGGAGCGCCTG